AGGTCAACTTTTCCTGGATATACACCTCTTATAGAATCTTCAATACTATCCCAGACAGAGGTATGTTTTTCGTCGAAGAATTTTTGATCCCCAACACATACAAATTCAATATCCAGGTAGTTCTTCTCATGCCATCTATTAGTTATGAACACGGGGATATTATAGATAAGTCCTCCTTCTTGTTCTAGTGTAATAGTGCCTGTGTGTTGTTCTGTGATAAGCTTAAGAGACTCAGACTTTCCCGCAACCTCAAGTCTCATCTCACCCCTTGCTAGTTCTCCACCAAGTTCTTCATATAAGTGGAGTGATTGAAAACGGTAACCTGAATCAAACCAGGGCTGAAAATCAACACTAGTCTTATATGAATTTTTGTATTTCATATCCTACATTCCATTAAGCAGGTTATCGATCACAGATTTAGGATATACATTTAAGACAGTACCTTTTGTGTATGATTCAAGACCTACTGCACAAGTTAAGATAAGAAGTCCTGTATATTTAGTATCTCCGTATATATCTTTTGCAATTAGGTCTGGTCTAAATTCGTATGTCTTAATAATGTATGGTTCTTTCTCTGCTTCGAATTCTTTAAGTTTATCGAGGAGTACAGAGTTAAATACATCATACCCCTCGATATAATTTTTCAGATCCTGCTTAGTACTTTCAATTCTACTTGATTTCTTATACATTTGGTAGTCTATTATTATTTGATGCCTTTACCTTTTCTAGTGATCGTTTCATTTCATTCAGTATACCACCATCTCTACCTTCTGCAGACTGACTCATATATCCTGCGCTAGCTCTACCACTGATAAATCTTTCTAGTGATACCGCCGAATATTTAGAGGCCGGACGTAGCATGATGTTAACTTCAGCAAATAATGGAGAGATCTTACCACTACCGAAAGGATCTTTTACCATTTCCTTGCTTTCATTGATACTGATATTACTGATTACTAAGTTTTCGATCGCATAGTAAGGTCCAATTCTAAGTTTCAATGTACCTTTCTGAATTAGGTCCACATCCTTAATATCGGCCTCAAAACCGGCGGGAGGAGTTTGCCAAGCCATAACAGTACTAACAAAATCTTCTACATCTTGTCCCAGTGCTTTGAATTTAACAGGTACATAATCACCTACTGCATAAGGTAAGAGTCCTATTAATTGATCTGTTACTGTTAGGTATTGTTTATCCTTATTTACTCCATGCCTATCAATAAGTGTATCATACCTGTTAATAGTTGGAAAGATAGTAAATTTCATACCAAAGTTACTACCAAAGTCTGTACCAGTGCCTGTGTAGTATGTAAATCTAGTACCTTTTACATCAAGTGCCCTAGACAGATACTTTGCCTGCGCCGAATAACCACCTGCAGCAGCTTCAGTAAAGATCTTAGAAATTCTACCCACTGTCGCTGCTACATTATCTCCAGCTGACTGACCTGCATTTTCAAACTGTGCTGACTTACCTACCATATCTTGTAATGCCTCTGCGAATATCTTAGCGTATGGTGCTTTAGGTCTCATTGAATTCCAGAACGATCCAATTTCATCCCCACCAAAACCAGTCCATTCGTTAGTGACTGTTACTTGAAAATCCTGGTTAATGATAGATCTACATAGTGGAAGTTTACAGTACGGATATTTCACCGCACTGTTCTTCTCATCTAGTATAATAGTCTTAGAATCTTCCTCTTGTAGGTCTGCTGGAAACTCAACCCAATTCTTAACACCTTCATCATCCTTAGGTTTATTAGGATCTTCCCAGGTATTAGGGTATAGACCAACAGATAACATAGGGTTTCTAAGTTGGAGATCATAATAGAATCCACTAAGTTCTCCAGTCTTGTTATTATTATGTTTCATTACTTAGTCCATCCTTGAGTTTTTACTGTTTCTTTCTTAGGTGCTGTATTACCAACAATCTTAGAAAGTAGTTGATTAGTTAGATCCTGCTTTCCTACTAGTTCTGACATATAAGCTGAGGATACCTGATTAGCAGCAGCAGAAATCTTTTCATACTTACTAGCTGCCCTACTAGATACTGCATCTTTATTGATATTTGCCCTACTAGTTCTACCGGCGAGTGTTGATATTCTCTCCTGATCAAGTACACGGAAAAGATCTTTATTAGAATCAACCATCTTTTTAGGGGCGATCCATTCACCTTCATGTACATAACCAACTGCCTGTCCTGTATCACCAACCCTAGTAAATCCACCAGTTGCATGATAACTAGGCTGACCCCAACTACCAGTAGTGAAATTGTATTTAGTTTTTATTGGCGCTAATAAACCTGCACCAGTGTTCTTCTTTGCATCTCTTGCATTTTGTGGGAGTTTACCAGTCTTTATAAACTCCTTTCTTTGCTCTGCCGTTAAGATTGTTGTAGTAGGCCTCATAGGTATTCCCTCAACATTACCCTTAATACCTATATTATACATCATATCTTCACCAGCTTGCTTTTGCTTGGCCATTATCTGATCTATCATGTTGGTGAATGGACTCTGAATATTAGGATTAACTTTCATATTCTTGATCTTATTCCCAGCATTTTCTGCATCGTTGAATAAGCCTTTCCACCAATTTACTAGTTTCTCACCTAATGACATAGACTTGTTAGAAAAAGCCTTGAAGTTCTTATCTGAATCTGCAGAGACTTTATCCATGACTCCCTTGTTTTTCTCATAGTTTGCCACAGCTTTTCTCACATCCTCATTGGCAGTCTTCATATACTTGTTCTTCTTGTCCTCTATTGCCTTAAAGTTCTTATCTAGTTTCTCAAGATTACTTTGAAGCTCTTGTCCAAGCTTTTTAGCAAGTGTATACTGTCCGCTATCCGTCGCCTCTTTAATTAATTTTTTATATTTTGCAGTTGCCTGGTCCTTCTGAGTTTTTATACCCTGCATCTCCATATCAAAATTAACATAGGCCTCTAACGATTTATCCAGTCTTGATCTATATGCAAGTCCCCTATGTGCAGAATCACCAGCTTTAGTATTATCTGACATATTACTTACATTAGTCCTTAAAAGAGTTCTAAGTTTTGCAGATTCGATTTCTAATTGTTTCTGAAGCGCTGCTCTCTTATTTGGGTCAGTTTCTCTATTAATCTTATCTCTCAGGTCTTTAACTTTTTGATCAGCTTTGTTATAGGTATTCTTGAAATATACACTATTGAACCAAGTCTTAATATCATCCACTTCACCACCGTCTAGATCTCTTCCCGCTTTTTCGGTAAAGTATGATTTTATATCTTTAAAGTTACCTTGTCTAGCTGCAGAATATAGGTCTCTTAGATCTTTATTACCACTATCACTTAGTAGTCCCTTAGTAACAGACCTTATAATTCCATCTCTACTGCTACCTAGCATCTTTCCATCTACATAAAGACTACCTCTTAAGTCCTCTAATGTAAGATTATTTAATTCTCTTTTATGTTGGAGTTTGTATGTATTGGCTTCGTTCCACATACCAACTCTTTCGTAAGATGCTTTTCTACCTTTATCATCAAGACCTACCCAGTACTTCTCAAATGCATTATAGTTGTTAATACCTCTTTCTTTCAAGTACTGTCTGTTCTGTTTCCAAAGTTTACCTGCTTCACCCTTAAGACTTAGTAGTCGTTTTTCTTTTGCTAGTTCTGCATCTGACTTAGGACTAAAAGGTTGTCCAGAAATTGTAGGTATTGGTCCGACAGTTGATGCACTATCCCACGCAGCTCCAATAGAACCTGCAATACCTCCTACATCAAATCCACCTACTGTACTTCCTGCTGCATTTGGGTCGAAAGATACTGAATTAGAATCACCAAGATAACTAGCAGCCCCTTTTAAGTATGTATATGGATCAGCTTCATAGTAGATTTGTCCTCCATTATTATTAAGCTGTTGGTTAAGGGGCGTTCTACCAAGACTCATAATGAACGTTCCAAAATCTCTAGCCGCAAGTGAACCTCTAAATTTACTGAGGAACATATTCAGCTTGGCATTCATGTAGTCTTGTACAGATCCATAGGTAATATTCTTACCGCCCCTCTGCATTCCACCAAAGTTATTCTGATTTCTTGCAGCAGAACTAGTACCACCTGCAGATTCATAGCCATCTTGTGCAGTGAAGAAGCTACTGAGTCGACCTGCATCTTCTTCGCTCATACCTCTCTGTTTCAAGACGCTATACCACTTAGCCCTGTGTTCTCTCCAGAAACTAGCTCTATCGGCTTTTAGATTTCCGGCGGATACAGTAACTGGCGAACTAAATCCGTATGATGGAGCACTTGCCATTCCTCCTCCAGCATATCCTCCACCTCCAGAGAAAGAACTACCACCGCCAGCATATCCACCGCCGCCTCCATAGACTCCGCCAATGTGATCATTATAACCACCACTACCAAAGCCTCCGAAAGTGTTAGGTGTATCATTGTAGTTACTGCCGAGATAAGGTGTTCCACCTGTACCGTAGTTTCCAGAGTCTGTATCTCCCAGTGGTTCTCCGTTTGCACCTACTCTGTTAATATGTCTGAGAATAACTCCTTGCTTTCTTCTATGATAGCCAGTGTTAATACCACCCCACATGTTTTTCTGTAGGTAGTCTGACATCCAAAGTCTACCAGAGAACATACTAACATGACCATACGCATGACCAGGCATTTCCTGTTGTGCTAAGATATCGCCGGGTTGTGGTCTCCAATTCTGCCAATCGACTGGTGCAAATCCTACTTTACCTAAGGTTCTAGCAAAGTCCCTTGCATTACCTAGTACACCTTGTAAGCTATTAGCAGGTAAGTGCAGTCCTGCCTCTACTGCTAGTCTTACATACATTGCACAACTAGCAGCGGACCTAGGCCTAACATTTCTCTCAAGCGTTCTACATGCGTCAGCTACGAAGAATGGTCTAGCTTTTCCATATCTAGTATCTACTCTACCTGGCATTGTTCCCCATCTAGCACCAGCACTATCATGTTGATTTGTGGATAAGCTACCAACAAACCCACCAATCATATTAAAGCCTTTATTAGCATAACTGATACCGGTGTTAATTCCACCAACGATGCTATTACCCAGTCTCTTAGAGTTATTCTCAATTGCACCCATAGATGAATTAGCCCAGAATGCATTTTCTTCTGCTAAGTTCGAATTATGTAAGTTTTCAAATTCCTGGAAGTCTTTACTATATTCGTTGATATTAACGTCGAACATAGTCTTAGGATCTTTACCTGCTCTTGACCACTTTGCACTTGCCGCCTGTACACCACCTGCTCTACGAAGAAGTGAATTTTGTATTTGACCTAGTGCAGCAATACTCTGTTCCTTGAAAGACTTAACTCTATAAATTCTACTAGCGAGGTACCTAATTGCCTCAGGTGATAAGCTATAGAAATCATAGAAACCTTCTCCTGGGTGTGGGTCATCATAAGGGACTAGCTTATACTTATAACCATTTGCAGAGGCTCTATTTATTGCATTGGTTATTTCTCCGTTTATATAACCTGGGATACCTGTATTTCCAAGTAACTTTCTACCTAACCACAAAGCACTTCCGGCACCTGCAGCATCAAGAAGTCTATTATTTACTCTAGTGTTTCCAGAGTTTGCAATTGATTTAGCACCGTATCCGGTAAGACCTTTGAGTCCCAACGCATCAGATATACCGTCAGTAATACCCATCTGAGTTGTAGCACCACCTAGGCTCTTAGCATTTTCACCAGCATAGTCTTCTTCTGTCTTAGGTACTCGGATTGCTTTCATCCTGACAGTAGAGATCATACCAGACCTGATGAGCTTCCCTGCATCACTACCGAACATCTGCTGAATGAAGTCCCTATCTACAGTAACACCTCCATTCTTAGTTGCATAGTCTTCCATTCTAGAAAAACCTGCTGCGACTCTGGCTGTATCTATTTTACCTGTTGACGCTGCATCTCTATAGGCACCCATGATATCTCTACCCTGTGATATTTGGCCGGATACAGAACTGGTAAGGTTTCCACTGCTATCTAGGGCCCCTTTCATCAAGCTGTATTTCTTCTGTCCATTTCTATTTGCGACAACGGCAGCAAGATCACCAGCATCTGTATTTTTAGCTAGGGTAGTATATTCATTGTACATATCCCTCTGCATCGCTGCATTGGAACTTTTAATACCTTGTGTGCTAATATTTGTCTTTAGTGCGTTCTGTATTCCCTTTTTCGGGTCAACCATTGCAGTAAGAATATTACCAAGATACCCGGCCATACTAGACAGGGTTAGACCAATATTACTTAAATCAATATCTGGGAACTTAATTGCCTTCATCGCAGCGCCTCGTTCCTCAAATCCATGGTCTAGTTTCATCTTAAGGTAGTCAATAAGATCTTTACCTACTCTCATAAGTGCCGTCCCTACTGTATCACCCTTTCTTACATCACCACCAAAGAAACTAATAAAGTCGGCTCTAAATCCTTTACCCATTCGTGCCAGTGAGTTACCATCAACACCAACACCAAAATAATCTAGTCCGCCCTTTATTTTTTCACCGACCCAAGTAATAGCCTTTAGTACCTTGGTCCAGTGTTTTGCTAAGAAGGTAACACCAAATAGCATAAGAAGTGTTTTAAACTGTCCACCTACTGAGTTACCTATTTCTTTTGGATTAAATGTCGTCATCATTTCTTTTCCGACACTCTCCATTTTTCTTAGCATCTTATTTGCACTCTTAGTAAGACTCCACTCACGTCTATCGAAATCTCTACTCCTACGTAAGCTTTGTTCTTTCTGGGCAGCGAATGCATTACTTACCCATGTTTTAAATTTACTTTGTCCGGGATCTGCTTGTCTTGGTGCAGAACCCATAGATCCACCTGCAACATTATTGGTAGTAGTTGTGTTATAGTTATTGTTAATTACTATATTATTTGGTACTACCTTTACACTTCTACCTTGGGTCCTCTGTACTTTTGGTTGTCCTAGTCCATATTTTCCCAGTATCTGTTGCGTTTGTGGATTTACTTGCATGTCTTGAGATCCTGCCATACTAGCTATTTCACCCGCTTGCAGCATCATAGAGTTAGATTGTTCATCTTGATCCATTGCAGCTCGTTCAAGGGCAAGGTTCTGTTTTCTCTGATCCTGTATTGCCTGAATCTGATTACCTACTGCTTGATAATCTGCAAGGTCTCCTCCCCGTCTTCCTGCAAGTTCTCTAGTTCTTTTCTCTAAATCTTTATCACTTGCTGCCATTATTTCCATTATCTAGACAGGTTGAGAATTTCTGTAGTTCCTAATTGTTCACCTTCACCACTTTCATCATCCTCACCCTGTTTATTTTCTGCTTGTACTTTGTTGACACCTTGTATTGTCTGCCCCTTATCACCAAAATCAATAAGTGGAAAGTCAGGGTCAGTTCCTTTTGATGTTTCTATAAATTTATCGTACGTATCTCTAAGTTTAAACAGGGCACCAAGTCCATAGTGCTCAATATTATCAACCTTGAGAAACTTATTTAAATAGAATTTTAGTTCCATCAATCGGGCAATTGACATAGATGTCTCGAAAGAAATCGACAATAAGCGAATCAACACTTACTGCCACACTCCTCCTTTCCTCAGGCTTCTTACCTTTATTACAGTCTGGACAAAATACTTGGACGGGCTCTAATCTATCATAGTAAAGCTCTCTCAGTGCCATCAACATTGTAATATCTGAGTGTTTTGCGCCTAGTACATCCTGCTCAACCTGATTACCTTGCAAGTCGAAGTCTTTTATGAGGGCAATAGTTTTTATCATCTTAAGGTCTGTTATCTTTCTGAACTTAAGATAGAGTTTAAACACCTTCATAAAATCATTCCAAGTTGGTACAATAGTTTCGTATTCATGACCACCTAATTCAATCTTAGCGCCATTCATTACTTTTTCATCGATCTGCTTGAAATGGATGTCCTTGTTAAAATCAATACTCTTACTAATTGTCTTTCCACAGTCAGGACACTTAATATCTACATGGTAACTGAGATTTTCACTAACTGTACAAAGCTTCTTATAGAATATCAAAAAATCAATGTCCATGATATAACAATCTCTGATATTTGGATCGTCTTTAATTAATTCATGAACATCAAAATAATACTTACCCAGTGGATCATCACTCGGTACTTCCCCAATATAATTACAGATTTCTAAGAAATTGTAAGGTTTAATTCTAACACATGGGAAGCTATAACCATAACCTCCACTAGGTAAGAGGGATACATTTATTTCCATACTTTTTAGGATTTAATTATGAAAAGAAAAACAACTATGAACTGTTTTCATAGCTGTTGTGTTATTAAAGTAAAGAGGTGATTATTTAACAGGTCAGGGGTCTATCTAGTATTTCACAGACCTGATTAGTAATTCTCCTATATTTAATTACAGATCCACTCACCCTCCAGTACATTATATTTATATATAATTTAATTATTAATTATATATTTGACTCGGGAGACGCTTTTAAAATCCAACCGTAATCTATTAATAATCACACTCTTTCATGTATAAGGAATCTAGGGGCTTACTCATCCAAGTCTTCCGCCTTAGTCTTAATCTTTTCCCTAACTTCCTCTTCTTCTTTTCCTAGTTTACCATTATCTTTATAGTAAGCTAAGTCTAAGAGGGATTCTAGTTTAACCCCGTATTTTGTAAGGTTAGCTTCAATTACTTCTTTACTTGGAACTAGTTTCTTATTATCAACAGTCCAACTAACAACAAGAATACCTATCTCCTTACCGCTTTCACTACGTAAGAAATAGAGACCAGATAAATAACTATCCTCAACCATCATAGAGTGGGCATATCTTTTATCTATTTTCTCCATTTCATCAGTGTTAGCAATTACTATCTTATGTTTACCAAGAAAAGTAACCATAGGATGAAGACTAGTTCTTACATTTTGATAATTCTGTGCTATCTCTGGAATGCCTCTATCATAGCAAACACTCTCATAGCACTCACTGAAAAATCTAAAGTGTAATCCTGTTGTAGTTTTCAGGTTATCGTGAAAAATACTAATCACTACTCTATCTGCATTTAGAGTTAGTCTGAGATTTTCTATTTCATTGTTAACACTAGTCTCGACATCATCAGTTAAGTCATATACAGATTCATCCCTCTCCTTTAGATTCTTTCTATCTTCTGTAATTGTCTTTGATATAACTTCCCTAGTATTCTTATCGTTTAGTGTTACAAAGAAACTAACCACTGCCATAAGTAATATAATGAAGACTATTAACTTTAGAATAGCCAACCAACTTACTCTACTAACAGAACCTAAGAATTTATCCCAAACATCCGCTAACTTACTAAGAACTGTTACTTTTTCTTCTGTTAACATATTCCTAATCCTCTTTCTGCTTCTCCGCTAATCGTTCTCTTCTCATAGCAAGGCGTCTATTCTTCTCTTCGTTTTGCTTAATTAGGTTCTTCCTACTAAGTCCATAGAGTCCTGCACCAATGATACCACCGACAGCAGCACCCTTAACAGCACTCTTACCTGATGCTTTTACGAGCTTTTTAAGTCCGTTTTGTGCTAATTTTTTTCGTTGCAGAAACATTATGATTAAATCTATTGTTTACACTCTCATTCAAGAATTTATGAACCTTATCTACGTCTTCAGGTCTTACACCTCTCGTATTTATCTTATTTACAACCTCTTGTATTTTACCCAGAGTGATTGCATCTTTGGTTGCAGCATTTGCCACCTTCTTTTCTAGCTTGGCACCACCCTTCCTAAGTGTATGTCTCGCTGCTAAGGCTGCGCCAAGTCCACCTGTTGCAAGTACGCCCTTTGCTGCATCAGTTTCACGCCTCTTAGCCTGCTTCTCAGTTTCTGCGTATTTGTTAGTTGGAGTTTCTACGTCTGAGAAATTTCTTCTTACGATTATCATATTATTCTTATTATTTACAAAGATTAAATAAGTACTTATAGTTTTCTAGTTTCTGGAGCATTGACTCTACTTCACTAGAAATTCCCTTAAATACTACGTCTTCTGGTATATTGTGATAGAACTCAACAGCGGTTTTATTGATTATATCTTCTAGTAGTTCAATTGGCTCAGACTTATCACAAAACTCTGGATTAATATCAAGAGGTCCCATGCTACCTAAGACACCCATGAATGTTTCAGCAATCTTATCTTGATAGCTGATAAGATCTTCATATAGGTCATCTAGGTATTCATGTATATCTTTATGTTCTGCTGCCCAATGTAGATTCTTGCATCTAATCTTCCAAGCCTCTACTCTATTTAAGTAAGATATAAAAATGTCTCTGTCACTATCACTAAACTGTTTTACTCTATACTCTATCATTTCTAAGTTATTAATTGTTAGAGTTTAGGGAAGGGAAAGATAATAACACTTACCTCTCCCTCTCCTAGTTAGTAATGTTAGAGATTCTTAAACTCTAATGAATAGTGCTCAAACTTAGCTGAGAGTGTAACATCTGAACGATCACTTTCTGCCTCAGCCTGACCATTATTATCAATACCTGCGTCCTGAATAATTACATTGTAGAAAGTAAGCTCACGAACATCAAGTCTCTGTGCGTTTGTAATAAAGAGTTTGCAATCCATTACTACATCATCCTTACGGAATGAGTACTTTGTCTCACGATCAGAAATTTTTTGTCTCCAGTCATCAAGGAAGTATGTAATTGCCTGATCCTCTCTATCAACAAATGACAGTGTTAAGTTACCTGAGGTCGTCTGGTTGGTCTGCTGATAAATTGCATAACCACCACGCATACGCTTCTCAATACCAGTAACACTAGTATCAACACCTACCTGAACACTATTGAGGCGTGCATTAATAATATCATCGCCTGGATAATAAACAATCTTAGGAGCTGAGAGTACTTTAAACTCCCACATGTCACCACGCAAGAACTCCTTATTGTTGTCACGATAGGTTGAGGTATAGTCAATAAACTTTGCTCTAAGTTGACTACCTCTTACAAGATCTGTAACTGTTGCCATGTTATTAAATTTTATATTGGTTTGTTATAGTTTATTATTATATCTAAGTCTACTATGTTTTTCACTAGGTCACTTATCTTAGTTTCAATTTTTAGACTTAGAGTTCCTTTTTTCTGGTCTATCTTAAACTCCTTAACTAGTAACGATCTCACTATAGAAAATCTGGTCTGTATCTTACCCAGTATTCCCTCGATTACTCTTTTAGTAGCACCGGTATTTGGTAGGGATAAGTAGGACCATTTATTCTTTTCTAGTTCTCTCTGTATCTTACCAAGGCAGAATCTCATTAGTCCAGAAGTTTTATAGTTAGGGCCATCAAAGTAAGTCGGGTAGTAGTAATACTGCCCATTATCGATCATATAGTTGGCTTTCTTTTCAACTAGACTAGATTTCAGGTCATCTTTACTATATGATACACTTCTTTCAATTGGACTAGTGTAGATAATATCATTTCCAGTAAAAGAGTATGTACCACTTAGTAGACCTCTCAAGAATGTATAATATGCTGGTCTATACTTACCAGAACTATTCATCATACTCTCATAGAAGTATAGCAAGTAGTTCAGTTTATCGTCTGTATAGTTATTCCTGTAGTTACCTTCATTACACTCTATCAATACTTGACTCCCAGACTCTACTACCTTACCTAGTAACCACTTCCACATAATCTCATAACTACCATCTACTACGTAATTATCTGGATCTGGTAGTAGGATGAAGTCAATATAAGTAGTGTCTTGGTACTTAAGTAATGATTCTAGTCCCTTCTTATGTGATCTTCCTGTCTCCTTAGTAGATCCACTGAGTTCCCACTTACCTTCTACAAGTCCCGGATCTCTCCAATCTTGCTGTATATAGTAGTTATCCTTATCTTCTACACTGTAAGGCTTATATTCAGTTTCTATGGTTACTTTACGGTTATTTCTAGTATTCTTCCAGATCCCTTGATAAGTTTCTATTAGTCTACAGTAAACTATCTTAGAGTCTCTGTTTATAATACTGTCTATTCTCTTATCTAGCTCAGTCGTCCATGAATACCCAAAGAATGTTTCTACTATATTATACCTCTCGATGGTTACTTTATAATAGTACTCCTCCTCTGTATGTTCAATCTTAACTGTGATATTTCCACTAACACCACCGTTACCAATCGTCCTAGACCAAAATTCGATCCTAGATTCATCCTTACTTAGCTTGTCTAGTATCTTTCTGTTTATATCTACTGCTGGTTCAATGATGAGGCCTTCCATATTATAAAGACCAGTCACATGTACACTAACAGGACAATATAAGATATCCCCTACTAGTTTATACCCTGACCCTGTAAGTTTATCTATTAAGTCCTCAATACTAGAAAACCCCCTAACTGAATGGTAATAATCTCCACTAGGTTCTTCAGGTATACTATCACCGTCATCATAGTAGAACATTACTTTGTCATAGTATTGTGGAAGTATTATGTAGGAACTTTCACTTTTTAGTTTTAGGTTTTTATAGTTGATTCTAAATGCAAGTGTGTGTGTTCCTTTAATGATAGAATCTTCATCTATATTTCCTGCATCGTACTCATCCTGTATTTCTTGTAGAACCTCAACATCTCCATCAGTATCTTCATCAAATAGTGGATGACAGTATGTAGTATGTGATTCTAGATGACATAACCTAAGTGTATCCCTATTACTATGTGACAGTGTTTTTGGAAGTTCTAAGTTTTGTGGTAGGTCTTCTATGTTCACCCAACCACCTAGACTATCTAACCAAATCAACTTATCAAATGTATAGCCTCTAGGAATATCTTTATACTTACCTTTACCTTCTATGTTTACGTTCTTATAGATCTTACCTGGTACACCCTTTTCTGGTAGATTATTTATAAAAAACTCATCTTTATTGTCTAGGAATGTACTGTAATCTATATAGTTCCTTCCACTAGTCCTCTCTTCGTCTAGGATAGGCCTGAATAAGTATAATGTGTTTCCAGATGACACTAATTCTCTGAGATAATCGAAGTCCTTAAAATCTGTTCCAAACCATAATGTTAATTCACTGACGGTTCTTACGAATACAGGCTTCTCAAATGACATCTCAGAATCAACTACCTCTGCCAAGATAATAGAGTCTTCACGCTTATCTTGTGATTGATAGTTTATCCTAGTTTTTCCTAATTCTAAGTACATTCCTTATCCAATTATTTTTACTTTCTTTGGGCTGATCTTTATAGGCTTGTTAAACTTACTAGACACTGTATCAAACTTATCAGCAATACTAGTTACTTTATCAGAATCTACCTGTATTGCGCCACCATGATCAGGATTTTCACCTACAATACTGAATGCAACTGTTAAGTCATTACCACCAGATTCTATTTCACCAGATCTCTCCTCTATGAAATCTTTAAGTGTCAGGAGAAGTTCATACTTATTGATGGTACTTTTCTGTGGCGTCATACAGTAGATAGTGCACTTAAAGGTTACATTCTTATAAGGTGCAATACATGTAAACTTTTTATCCACAGAGGTAATTTTATTATATGGTTTTTGATACCCAACGAAGTTATTAAACCCATCTTGTCCATAGTCTAAGAAATCATGCGCCTCACTATTAAATACTGAGACTTCCATACACCTCTCAAAATATGTTCTAAACGATTTATACTGATCATCTGCTATCGTCAACCTAAATTCATTACTAAACTCTATAGATGTTGGGAAGCTAATTTCACCATCATATAGTCCCGCCGTCTTAGTAGTGAGTTTTGATTTCTGCATTTCAAAAGCTACAATCGGCAACCATCTATTATAAGCAGTCATTACACCATGATCTAGCTTATTCCACAAGTTAATTTCTTCGATCGGTGGTAAGAATGATTTTCCACCGTTCTCTGATAAACCTACGAATGGCTCAAATATAATCTCCCAGTATGAATTAGTATCTAGGGTCATTACTTTCAGTGGGTTATTTTTTCCACCTACTACCTTTCCTGCTGTTGTTATGTATGGGCTCTTCTCAAATGTATCAAACAAGTCCTGTACTGTTCTGATTTCACCAACATCGGATACATTACACAAGTCTTCCAGTGTCGTATTCATTCCCTGAAAAGCACCATTACCTAGATAGTTCTGATTGAATTGATAATCAGATGGGCTTGTTGGTACTTTCCCTATTGCTGCATCTACAAGTTTATTTGCAATACTCTTAATAGACATACCCTTAATGGATTCACCTTTAGAGTTTGCCTTAGTCCATGATTGATACTCGCCCCTTGCATCAGCCTCTTTTTGTTCTTCCTTATCATAAGGTCGGTTAATTGGGTATTTCTTCTCAATGCTTTCTCCGTGTATTAATCCGGTTGCTGCATCTTTGACTCTCTTAAAACCTCCCTCAATTGCCCCTCTTAGTCCACTTCTAGCTGCATCTGTGATAATACTTGGTTTACCTGGGAGTCTATCACGGTTTACTTTGTACTTCTTCTCTTGCTCAGTTCTTTCGTATACTAAGAGAGAAAGTGTTTCATCAAGTAGTACCGCCCTAGCCTTTTGACCAAGTCCTTTACCCCAACCACGACCTAAGACAGTTTCTGCAATAAATCTAAGATAATTATTTGCATTTATCGAGTCTATTCCGAATCCAGGCAATTTTGTACGTGGTCTGAATCTAGGGCTGCTCATCATAGCTTCCCTGTACAGTGCTGCTTCAAACTTTTTTATATTTTCAGGACTAATCTTATTACCACTAAGATACGTAGACATGAGTGACGATATCTTAGCAGCCCAACCTTTATTTATTGACTTATCTTGTAGGAAGTGCAGAAGATTTTGATAGTAGTTATTGAGATCTTTATAGTCACGTATCTTGTTAACTAGTACATCAATCCCAACATCTTCATTCTCTGGCTTACTAACTTCCTTACTAAGCTCAATCTTTTTATCTCCTACTTCTACCTTACTAACTTCCCTACTAAGTTCTAAGTCCTTGTTTTCGATATTTAGGTCAGATCTTTTTTCACTTAGTTCTGGATCTTTCTTGGTACGTTCAACTTTCGCAACTTTCGTACTAAGTTCTTCAGCATTTCCACCTTGATTATCATTCACTGCTAGTACTGAATCATATAGTCCATCAGATTCAGGATTAAACTGTGTATGCTGGTCTGTTGCTGCGTCACTAATTACCTTACCAACTATCCTACTAAGCTCTAGATCTTCCCTGGTATCTTCTATCTTGCTAATCTCCGTACTAAGTTGATTATCCCTAGTGTCATTAATCTTACTTACTATATCACTAAGTGGATAATCTCGCTTGTCATCTATCTTACTGACCTTTTTACTTAGTTGCGGATCCTTTTCAGTATTTTCTATCTTACTTATTTTCTTACTAAGTGGGTATTCGTGATCTCCTTTTTCAATCTTTCTTACCTCTTTGCTCAGTTCGGGATCTACTGCCTCTCCTCCTACCTTACTAACATCACTGCTTAAGTTAGGCGCTTCTTTCTTATCCCCCTCTACCTTACTAACAGTCTTACTCAGATTATTAGTACGATTATCACTGATCTTACTTACTTCCTTACTAAGTCCAGGATCACTACTATTATCACTAACCTTGCTAACCTCCCTGCTTAGTTTAGGTTCTTTCATGTTACCCCCTACCTTACTAACATCACTGCTTAGGTTTGGTGTTGACTTTTCTCCTTCTACCCTACTTACTTTCTTACTTAGTTTTTGATCCTTCTTATTACCTTCGATCCTACTAACATCCCTGCTAAGACTTGGATCGGTTTCTGTTTTTTCTATCTTACTTATCTTCTTGCTAAGCTGTTCCTTCTTCTTATCTCCTTCTAGCTTACTCTTCTTTTTTGCTAACTGTACATCTCTTGTATCACTAATCTCTGCTCTCGTCTTACTTAACTCGGCTTGATCACGAATACCTTCTATCTTACTAATATCTTCACTTAGTTTGTACTCTTTATCATCTTTTATCGTGCTTACTTCTTTCCCAAGTTGTAAGTCATTTCCTACTCCTTCTATCTTACTAACAACCTCACTTAGCTCTGCGTCTTTATGGTTATTTACTTCTACCTTACTAACATGCTTACTCAGGGTTGCACTCTTACGTTTTCCTCCTAAGATTCTCTCAAGATTCTTACTAAGCGCATTATCTGTTGTTCCCGAGTTTATTACCTTTTCCACTTCCTGACTTAATACAGGTTCTTTATTACCATCTCCAATCTTCTCGACTAGACTACTTAATGTTTGAACCCTCTCATCACTAATTGTCTCTACTGTCTTACTAAGTTCATTATTTCTCAGGTCATTTAGTCTTTCTACTTCCTTACTAAGTGATTGTTCTCTTGTGTCTTGAATTTTCTCAACATCCCTGCTAAGTTCATTCTCTCTATTATCTTTTATAGTATCAATCTCAGTACTAAGTGGTGTTTCCCTTGAGTCGTCTATTTTCTCAACAGTCCTACTAAGCTCTTTTTCCTCAACACCTTCTATCTTACTTACTTCCTTACTGAGATCAACCTTCTTTTCGCTACCCCCTACTTCTATGATTGAATTAGATAGGGCTACATTCTCATTTGACTCTATCTTCTCTACCTTATCTGATAGTGGTACTTCGTTCTTTAATTGTCCATTGAAACCTATGACACCAATTTTATCTTTTTCTAAGCTAGTATTCTCCTCATACTCTGTCCTAAGTTTTCTAAGATACTTACCTAGGGCTGAGATTTCTTCTGGCTTAGTAAATTGTTCACAGGATCCAGGAACTTTATTATCTTTTCTTATTTCCTCATCCATAGTTTTTACATGTCTAGTGTTTCAATAATACTCATCAACGTATAGGAGAATAGTGTATCGCCTGTTTCACTATAACCTTGTTTTAATGTTATCTTGAATCTATATGTTCTCTTGTCTCTGGTGTATTGTAGTTCATCACCAACTTCTAGAGATCCATCATTAGTAATAGCCTCAACACTATCCCTATTTCTATTCCATACGTCTTTCATGTCGTTCTGATTAATAATGAGTGTTGTTGTAAACTCATCATAATCATTCTCAAGTGTACTATCAGAGGAATATGATCCACCAAATACATTCTTCCACTTACTATTTTCTTTAGGTCTTAGTACTATGAACTTTGTACCTAACATTGCTAGTTGTGCTTTTATTGTCTTTAGTGTAGCTTTGTAGAATTTATTACTCCTCTCTACACTCCTTGATGCCATATTCTCTGCCATACTTTTACAATATATTATCTAAGATAGTACAATAACCTTCTTCATCAACAATATACTCAACTAGTTTAATATACTGCTGAATTGTTAAGTTGTCTGATAGCTTCATAACAAAAATATTTCTATCTAGACTTGTACTGCACCTATTGAACTTAGACAGTTTCCTAATGAAGTCTTCTATCTTAATCTGACTATATTCCAAGTCCATAGGTATATAGATTTTTATGTTCTTAATATCTCCTGTTATACTGATTGAGTCTTTTGGTATTTTCTGACTTACTTCAAAATCTTCTACTCCATCAGACTCAAGCTTTTTCTTAATTTCTTCTATCATTTTATTGAAGATTGAAAAATTCTTTAGCCTAAAACTAACCATAACTGTTAGAATTTATTATTAAATACATTAGGAGTTAATCCCAATGACATAATCTTCTTTAGAATCGTAGCAAACTCATTTTCATTTCTGATTGCATACGTATAGAGTGATACATTATTTAGCTTAGACTTATTGATCACATTCTTCCAGTGATTATATACACCACCAATCGCCTTATCCTCTTTACTATTATGTACTGCTGATATCATGAAAATACCAGATGCAATAGACATTTGAACAGGCGCTTTATTATCACCCTCTGAGAAATGATGTCCCTCAATGTAATAATTCTTCTTCAATACATTAAGGAGGAACTTATTATTTAACATTCCTCTAGTTGGTGTAATACCTAGTTTTCCCAATGTATCTGCTCCTAGCCCATTAATTGCTAAATCCATACCAGACATAATCACATCAGGAATAGACTTAAGTGGGCTCTTAATGTATGTAAGTGCCTTAGATAATCCACCACCAATCACCTTAACTGCATCATACTTAGAAATACTAGCATTCTCTGAGAAATTCCTATCTTCCTCGTCTCCACATGCCTCAGTAATTCTTCCCGTCACTATTGCATTGTTATCGAGGAGATTAATCTTAGTACCTAATGTATTGCTCAGTTCCATCATAAAATCACAAACTGACATGTAGTTCGTAAATTTGATATTAACTGAGTATGAGTTTGCGTTTAGGTTAATTACTTTCGCATCGTACTCCATACCAAAGAATTTTCTACAGTATGAATCGAGTACTTTATTAACCTTATCTAAATCTTCCTTACTTAGACCAAAGGTATACATAATTACTTGGTTGTCGTGGATAGTAAATGTAATCTTATAGGCAGTTACGTTTCTATCATTGAAGCTAAATTTCTCCTCAATCTTAGCTCTCTTATCTACGTTCTCACCGACTACAATACCAGCCACTTGATATACACCAAACTGACGTCGTATACCTCTATCTACTTCTTGATACTTGATACTTGACATTGGCTTGTGGAAGTAATTTAGTAGGAGCTTTGTTGCAATACCTCCTAAAGTTCCCCACTTAGCACCAGTCAAAGCACCACCAAGTACTGTATTATCATCCATCAACCCTCCAGTTACTGCACCGATACCAGCTCCAATGCCAGCACCCTTACCTACAGTTTCTAAGACACCCGGTAATCTATCAAGTGTTTTAGGTCCTGTATAGTGCCCCTCTTGGATTGAAAATTTCTTGTTTCTAAATTTTATCATATACTACTTAGAGTGGAATAATATTATGTGCATTTGCTGCTAGATCTCCGAAAGTTAGTTTACTTCTATCAAGCCTCTGTGCAAACTTAGACTTTCCATATTTTTCTGCAGTTCTCTCCAACTTTGGTATTACCTTCTTTGGAATCAATGGGTGATCCTTAACATAAGCAAGAACTGGTGTTCCCCAAGGAGCTGCTATAGCTGCACCTGCTGGTCCTCCCATTGCAATACCCATAGGAGTAGATGCCTCACTTAATGCTGCAATACCTACTACATCAGGTCTCTTAATAGTAGCCTTAACTGCTTTATTAGCTGTCATACCTACAGGAGTTGTTGCAATCTTATTTGGGGCAGCCTTAATATCCTTTACTGCCTGAACTGCATCCCTCTTTACCTGCATCGCTGTCTTAGGGGCGAATCCTTGCTTTACACCATAGCTAGGAGCCTTACCTGTAAAAACTTGCTTAACTGCATTTCCTGCCTTAAGACCTGCATTGTCTAGCTTTGTCATTCCCGCATTAGCAACCTTCTTAATACCTGCCATAAGTTTAGTTGCTTTTGAATACTGCTTAGTTCTTAGTATAATCATAGTATTTATAATAAAAGTTCTCCATACCAACCAGACTGTAGTGAATAGTTATCACATCTACTGCGAAGTTCCTGGTATGATGCATCTACGTTACTTAATACATCCACTGACATATTCGGTAATTGTAGAGATGCCTTAAGCTGTCTAATATAATCTAATAAGTGAACCATACACAGGTCCATAAAGAAATTACCTCTTGCACCAGTTTCTACATCAAGGAAAAATATCGCTGAGTTTTCTGATTTCTCATTAAACGATTTCTTTGGTGTGAAGTCTGGAATAATTGGGTAACTAGTGAGTCCTTTTAGGCATATAGTTGTCTGTGGTAGGTCATCTAAGAATACATACGGTTTTCTATAGTCCGTTACATATTGATAAGCGCCTGGACCTGGATAACTAGATGTACCACCAAAGCCTGCATATGTATTACCTGAATTTCCTGCACCTACTCTCCACATTGGCATAGAGTTAAATACAAGGATTACTCTATTTAATGGTATAATACACTTAAGCCAGGATGTAAAATTAGATTTCAGCTCATAGTAACCATCTCCGATTGAATCACATGGTACAAGTTGCTCTCTATCGACAGTACTTTCCCATATGAGAGGGGTAGTTAATTCAAACTCCCTTAGTGCTTTTTTAAATATCTCTAGCAATACTTCATCTGCACTAACGTAGTCATTTATTCCAAGTAGTTCATCCAGACTGTGTATTCCTAGAAGTGTAGACCTAATAAATACTTTCTTCTTTAAGTCTGATAGTAATGTTTTATCTGCCATGCTCTTTTATATTATTTGGCCACACGATATTTTATAGTAGAGGGTAAGCAGGAAAACTCTACCTACCCTCACTACCTATGTAATTTTAAATATTTCCTTCAAATGGCATACCCATATCGTAAGCCTCATTATAAACCTCTACAAACTTGAGAGATCTTGGATAACGAACCTCTACTAAGACACGAACTTTATTCTGCCTTGCTAGTTCATCGTTATTAATGCTAGCAATTGTGATCTGGTATGCATCAACGGTATAAGACATTGACAAGATCTCAGTACGGAAGAAGAAATCAAGTGCAGACTCCATATCAGAATAGAGTGTCTCACCAATTCGTCTACCAATAAACTGTCTCAAGATCTTAGGGAATGACTTACTGAGGCGGATGAACAGACGGCTATTTGCTTCATCAGACATAATATTATCCTCTGACTGCTTTGTATAGTTGTCGTTCATATTCCAAGCCTGTGATTGATTATTCCACATAACGGTATTAATCTTTTTGCTCAATAACAACTGACGTGTCTTCTTATTGAACTCTGTCACTGGCTTCTGATACTGTACTACACCATTTGTTTGGCCGATAATAGGTGCAAACTCTCTATCAAGACCTCTATTTCTACCTACTGCCTCCCAATAAAGTGTACTAGGTGCTGCATAATACTTAAAGCCAACAGTACCTGAATCAACGTCCCAAGGTGCACTAACATAGAGCTTATAACTATCCTTACTCAACTTATTTGCTGAATTAGCGATAGCAAGGTAGTTTGTACTATTCACTGTACTTACTGGATAGAAGTAGTTTTCATTGATTGCCAAGTTAGCCATATAAGACTGAACTGCTGGTGATGTACAACCAAAATCTGCAAGTCCCTCAGTCTGATAAACCTCATCAAGTGCAAGTCTATCAAATGCCTTCATAATATCTGAGTCACTAACATTGAGGATAGAATACTTCTCAGGGTTAATGCCAAGATTTACATGAAGCTCCTCTGGATCTGCCTTATCGAGAGTAATACCCTTCTGATACTTGAAATACTTACCCTCTGACTCTGTACCAACCTTTGCGATATCACCTACCTTTGGCTTAACAATATGCTCGTTAAGTGATGCAAGTGAAGATTCGTCATAGTTAGCAGTGCCTGTTGTATCCATCTTAACCCAACCTGGCTCTGATGTAGTAACTGTGCACTTATAGTATGTTACCTGACCACTTTCATTGAGCTTTGCATACTGACCATCTGTACCTTCTACTGCCTTGAGTGTAGTAAGATCTGTATACTCCTGTGCATTATCTGCCTCTGTACCACTTGGACTATACAACTGCCAGTCTCTTGTAGTAGTTGTCTTGTACTCATAGTAATCAACAGACTTCTTACCAACTACCGCTACGTCACCAACACTTGCAGTAACTGCCTTCATATCAAGCTTACTGTCATATGCCTTAACCTTAGCAAGATCACCAGACTCAAGCTCATCCTTCTTAACTGGCATCCAACCTGTCTGCTTTGATTTAGGAAGATAGCCAAAGTAATCAAGTCCAAGATCGCTCAAGTCATCTGGAAGTTGTAGTTGAATCATCTTAAGTGACTTATTCAATTCATCTACTGTTACATCACCACGACCAGCAATCTTACCAACATTGAAATATACTGGCTCACTGCTTACGCTAGGGTCAATTACTGCTACCTCATAGAAGTCACGATCAAGTACATCTGCCTTTGGTGAGATTGTACCGTTCTTAGTGAAAGTATCTAAGACGGTTGTAAGTACTGTATAAGGAGAATTACCACCCTCTGCTGCATCATTCTTACTTAGTTCCTTTGTAATTACTGCATCATGATTAAACCTGCGAATACGAACCTTGAGTGGTGTACTAGAATTATAGTTGTTCACTGCATAATTCTTAGCTGGCTTAAATCCTGAAAATGCTGCACTATTCAGGTCCACAATCTTCTGTCCGGGATTTTCTGGCGTCCAATCCTTCTCGCAGACTACTACATAAGCGAGACCGTCCACGCCACGCTTATCGGACTTATCTAGGACCTCAACACCAACATAAACCTCATGGAATACAACACTTACTGCATCCTTAGGGTCACTTGCTACTACCTCTGCCTTCTCATCCTCATAAAGTGTGTATGATGGGCTGAAGAAGATTGATGTATCGTTAAGGTATGATACAAGCTCCTTAAGATTCTGTACATAGTAGTCATATTGTGGTCCCTCATCGGTTGTTCTATTACCAAGTGAACCTACACCATTGATAGACACTGCCCAACCGTCTGAATTATGATCTGCACTATCCTTATCAACATCTACTACCAACTTAAACTCTGGTACCTTCTTGAGCAGTTGACCATCACGTACAATATAAACACTATTGTCATCTTTTACGAGTGGTTTTGCAAAGAAGATATCACTAGCCTTACTTGCACGAACTAAGAGCAAGTTATTTGAACCAGCGAGACGATAAGCATTCAACCACATTGTCTCAGCCATTGTATGATCGTCTCCCTTATATAATTTATTAAGTGACTCTACATATCCCTTTGTTAGGTCCTGTGATGAATATGTAGCAATGAACTCTGCCTGGCTAGTAATCAACGTTGGTACTGATGGTCCTGCGTCTGATACAATAACACCACCAATAATCAAGTTTTCACCTGCCGTTGGATTTACTGAGGCAGTTCTAATTTTCTCATGAACTTTTACGTATGGTTCCTGAGTTTCTTTCCACTGTGCCATTAAATTTATTCTTATTTAATTAATTAACCAACCTCTACTAGATATACTGGGTAATCTGCTTGTATAAATCCGTCCACTACTGACAGGACTGCATTTAGATTACTCCTAACATCTCGTACAGTTGATATCTGTATTTCGTTATATTTGTTAGATGCGAAATTTGTTGATACCTGAGCTGCTGGAATATTCTTACTTAATTTCCTACTTAAGTTTCTTAGTTCAGGGTCATCTGCTGTATTAACTAACATCTTAAAATCAGAACCATCAGAACTAATTACTAGACAAACCTTAGTACCGAGTAAGTTAGCCTTCTTTGGATCTCTGGTATAATCTTGACCCTCTCGATAACACTTCTTATTGAGCTCTCTTAGTATTGGTGCCATAAGTCTATTATCTGCACCTTTCCTATTGAAATGCTCATTCAACTGTCTAGCTGTTCCAACTAAGGCTCCAAGTGCTGCACCGATAATTGCACCAGCCCCAGCAAGCATCTTACCTTCTTTAAAGAAAGGGACTTTCTTGACACGTCCACTAGCTAATGCACCAGCCGTTGCGCCAATACTTGCCCCCTTAATCGCATCATTAACAATATAATTACTAAAGTCTTTCTCTCTAAACTTAATCATATTGTTTAATTACTTTTTTAACCGCCGATACCTGGTACTGCGCCTGGACCTGCTGGACTAGAACCTGCTGCCTTCTTTGCCTTAGCTGCCTGACCCTTAACAGTAGTCTCATCAGGAAGACCTACTAAGTCCTCTGCATTGTATTCAGCTGAACGCTCACCTGCTGCATTGATAGCAACTGGCATCATACCATCATCCAATACTGCTGATGTCAACTCATCATTAATTACTTTCTCTGCCATAATAATTTATTTTTAATATGTTAGTTATTTATCCTAAGATACTTTTTATTCTACTATATCTACCCTTCTGAACTGGTTGCTGTACTGGTTGGGCTTGTATTGGTTGTACTTGCTTTATACCAGTATTTAACGTCCTTACTGAATTACTTGTTCTATTGAGCTGGGTAGTTAGTTTATTAAGTGCATCTAATTCTCTCTCTCGAATCTCTCTGTCACTCTTACTCTTCTTCTTATTGTTGTACGTATTGGCCACATTTAATGCAAGACCTGACGCACTAAGTACTAAGAATGGACTCTTTAGATTCTTTACTGTATTTGGATTCTTCTCAGCCCATGCGGAAGCTTTCTTCTTAACACTGTCAGATAGCTCACTTACACTACTGTAGAGTCCTTGTCTAAATCTGATCATATACTATTAATAAGAATAACCCTCCCTCTGGGTCATATTAGTTTTCCAATCTGCTCTTTCTCTCCTAAGTGCCTGTCTCTTTGCATATTCAAGTCGCTGGTTATAGAATTCATTATCCTTCGCCTGCTTACTTCCCTTGTTATATGCCATCACACCTGCCGTTAGACCACCAATCATTGCGCCAGCCTTACCAAACTTAGCTGCACCTCGACCCATTGCTGATAATCTAGATACTTGTCGTCCAGCTGCATTAACACCAGGCTTGAATAGTCCCTTTGTTGCACCTATGACAGCACCAGCACCAAGACCAGCCGCAGCACCTGTCGCAGCTTGTTTTACAATTGGCGCATAACTATTGGTCTTTTTCTTTTCAGCGAGAATATCAGCATCTTTCATACGTTTGAGATTATCTGTATCATCCCAGACCGTATAATTTTTTCTTTTTAACTTATATACTGCCATCTTACTGTTGTTCTAGTTGACCTGCCTGTTGTTGTGCGAGTTGTGCTTTTCTATCTTGTGCATCTTGATATTTATATGCACCTGGGTCTAGTGTCTTACCAATCTTCTTAGTAAGTGCCTGACTACCATCCCAAGTTGCCTTTGTGAGACCTACACCAACACCAATTGCACCAAGATTAGCAGCTGTCTTATGATTCTGTATGAACTGGCCTACCTTAACTGCTGCATTATTCTGAGTACCTGTAATACCTTTACCTAATGTACCACCCTTACCAAGTTCCTCAAGTCTCTTACCAAACTTCTGAACCTGCTTAGTACCCATCATACCAAAACTACCAACATTAGCTGCAAAACCTGACATTGTTTGTGCCGGATGTGCTTTGAACTTACTGAAATCCCACCACCCTGGCTTTAAGCTACTAGGTTTGAAATTCTTAACTGCACTAGTTACTTTACCAATGAAACCTGGATTAACTGCTGCATACGCTTTCTGTTGTGGAGCCTGTGGTTGTTCCTGTTGTGTTGCTGCTATCTGGTCATTCATCTGTTTCTTATCAGACATATAACCCATTACTGCCGGAACTGCTGTAAAACCTCCGGCCATAACCCAAGTAGATTTCTTTTTCAAGTTATTACCAACCATCTTACCAAAGGATTTTCCCATGGTTGATATCCCGCTCAATGCTGAATATGCTCTTTGTTGTTGTCCAGTTTGTACTAAGTTTCCGTTCTCGTCTGTATCAAGGCCATTCTTCTTCATATTATGCTGAATGAATTTACCCCCAGCATAACCAGCAACTCCCATAGTAAGACCAGTTGCAACATTACCTGCCATGCTCTTACCAAATGTTACACCACCAGCCTTACCTACATTACTTGCAAGTCCAGCTGCCTCTTTACCGAAACTAGTAATAGCACTTTTAGCTTTCGCAATATTTCTGAGTGTACCAACTGAGAATCCAAATTCTTTCTGCTTTTGGTCTAAACTACTCGCTGCTGCCATTGCTTGTTCTGGATTACTCTTCGCACGTTCTGCAATACGATCAAGCTTTCTATTTTGCTCTTTCAATAATTCGTCGTGCTTTTCCATTTGTTCTGCTTGGGCCTCTGCTTGTTCTTTCATCTGTTCACTCTGATCACTACTCTGTTTCAAACCAAGTAATGTAGAACCAACAGTAAGAGCAGCACCAGCCCAAAACTCTTTCTGCTTATATCTTATCATCTTACAGTCCTCCTTGTGATTAAGACTGCATTGAATCACTAGCAGATTTAAGACCCTTACCCAAGCCTCTTGTAGCAGCGGCACCAATACCTGCTCCTACTAACCAACCGAGAGGACCACTTGCTGCACCAGCTAGGCCACCTAAGCTAGATAGACCTTGACCAATTGCTGAGCCTAATGTTGCACCACCAGCTAATCCGCCGGCAATAGCAGCAGGTTTTGAATCGAGTGCCTTACCAACACCGCCTGCAATACCACCTACTGTATTCTGTGCGCCTTCTGCCCATCCAAATGTTTTTCTTTTTATCTTATATGTTGCCATAATTAGTCGTCCTTTAAATTATTCCATCCTAACCCTCTATTTAGTTCGCTCTGCATTTCTCTTAGCTCTGCCCTAATATCATCAGTCCTATGAAGTTCCCTCTGACTAGTTTTCATCCTTCCTAGTCTGTTGAGGTCCATATCATATTTTCTGTTTCGTTTAAATCCGATAGAGGGCGCATTTGTATTAATGATATTAGAGAAACGTTTTATTATCATCATGCGTCTAATAGATAAATCTTATAGTTTAATCCGAAAGGTAGTATATTAAGGGCATCAATAGCGGAATCAATACTTGGGAACTCTAGGACAAGACTTCTACTAGGTTTATCGTACTTGATTGCATCACCTAATAATTCCTGTACTTGATATTTTAGGTTGAAGTCTGGACTAAATGAGCTATTGATAAACTCACCGCCCTTGTTTCCACCATTATTATTGTTATTGTTCTGCTGTCCGTTATTGTTATTTGGTTGCCCGTAATTATTGAAACCACCTCCCTGTTGCTGTTGTGGCTTATTACCTCCGTTACGATTCTTATTCTTACTAAATAGCTTCACCCTATCGTTGTTGTCGGAAAAAATCTTCTTACTTAGGGAGAGACTAATATTACCAAGTCGTCTGTCGTATACCTTTGGAGATAATCTAACGTCATCTGGTAATTTAGCTTTTGCACCAATCTTAAGGTACATACGATACTTATCCTTGTTGAAGAATGAAGTACTAATTACAAAACGTTCGATTACTATATTATTACCTCTCAGGATTGGAATTAATGCGCTCGAATTAATTGTTGGAAACTTATTACGATCTCCATTTGTTCTCTTCATTAATTCAACATAAAGAGTCCGCATTGCATCATACTCTGAGAAGTTCTTCTGTCTGAAATTTATCATCCTACTTAACTATTGATAAATTATACTTAACACCCAATATTTCTATAATGTCTAATGCAATACCTAAGTGACTTGTCTCTCCAGTTACTGTCCTCTCTTTTGGATCTGTATCTGTGATTTTCATGTTGAAGTAATTCGGGTCGCCAATTAGTTTTCGAGTATATGGGTAAAACTCCTTGTCTTTTACTGTAATCTGATAAGAACCTTTATCTGTTTTTATAAAAGACATCAATACCATAGACTTAGAATTAACCTTACTTACCTTGTCGGCATCTTTCTTAGAGATTAGGTTGAAGTCTACATTCTTTTCCTCTAGATGATTGATTGCTTCATCAACTACATCTGATTCGAGGAACTTACTTCTGAACTTTATCATCTTGTTTTATTGTTTTTTCTTCTTCTACAGACGTCTTCTTATTTCTGTCCTTATCTTCTGTTCTTAGTATTGTATTGATCTCCTCTAAGAAACCAAATCTAGTATCTAAGACTTCATAGTAAGACAGGTCACATCTAAACTGACACTGAAACGCAAAATTAGAGTTATCGTCTGGTTGATAGATATGGTTAAAATCCTCTGTTATCGAGCTCCACTTAACGGCAGCTGTAAAAGGATCTCCATATTTATCTAAGGTAGTGAACTCAACGAAATTAGTAAGCAATAATACATCACTATACTTATTTTTAAAATCATGATACAGTACCATATCTGTTGTGTGAAATACAAATTCGACTGGCTGTTTATGACTCATGATATTTCTTTCTAGGTCTCCACGTTTAGGATGAGAATAGTTAGTAGGGGTCTGATTAAATTGATAAGTTATGTAAGAAGATTTAGTAAGTGTCTTCTCCTTATTCAACCTTACTAGCTCTACTCCATAATCATCAAGTATTCTCCTAACCTCTAGCAGAAATTTATCTTGATAGTCAATCTCACGTATCAAGTAATCATTATACCTCTTCCTTAATGTATAAATTGTGTTATTCGTTGATTCTACCTCAGTGTTTCCATCACCTATTAATAGTTTTGGGAAGTTATATATCTTATAGTTCTTAACCTTAGGTCCCACAGGTCTTAAGTAAAGAAGTTGACCTGAATAGAATAGGTAATTTATAAACTCTTCGTTCTTGTAATCAGCCTTAGATACTACAAAAACTGTATTCTTATAATTTTGTACAACCCTAGACTCTGTATCGTCTGCAATCACAATATTAATAATGTGAGGGTCATACGTAAGCCTCTCCAATCGTAGCCCATTTAGTGTAATAGTAGGGTGAGAAAATCTACTAGGCTTACTCATTGGTGTCATAACTAAGTTTCCATTACCAACTAAGGGCAAGCCAAGTGAATTTGATAAGGATTTCGCAGAGCTACCTGGAGAGTATGTTAGTGTAAGCGTTGAGGTATTTTCATTTTCTAAGACTGTATCATACTTGCCTTGTACTACTTGAAAATACCTACACTTATCTGTTGTAATGCGAAGACCGTTGTAGATTATTTCATTTCTCATAGTCTACCTACTAGAATTTAGTTAGCTACTTGTTGTGGTTGTTGTTTCTTACCACCAAATAAACCTTTTGCAAGAAGTGCAGTACCAGCAACACCAGCACCTACCATACCGGCCTTACCCATCTTACCTGCATTATTCCAAGTATTCATCATACCCTGCTTGAGACCTACTGACTTGATACCTTCCTGTACACCTTTCTGATAACCCTTCTGTGTAGCTCCCTGTGCAATCTGACCTACTTCCTTCTGAAATACATTACCGACATCCTTACGAGCTGCTCGAGCTGCTACCTTCTGTGCTTCAGCGGCTGCATTTTTTGCTTTTTCCTTAGCTACGTTTTCAGCAAGTGATCCCTGTAGTTTACCAGCCTTTTTGAGCTCATACATTTTCTTCAGCTCTTCAGAAAAGGTCTTCCTAGTTAACTTATAAATTGCCATGATATTATTCTTTAATAACCAGCTCCATTTTCATTTCCCATTTCTCCGGTCAATGCATCTTTTGAAGCCCCTAAATACTTAGCACCACCATAAGCTGCGCCTGCTGCTGCAATACCGCCACCAATGATAGCTGTCTTACCTATTCCTGTACCCCAGGTCTTCTTAGCAAGTGTTCCTATTGCATTACCAAGGCCAAAACTTTTACGTCTTAATCTGTACTTTGCCATATAACCTGTACTGTGTTTAAAAATAATACAGCCCCAGCTAAGAGATTAATCCTAGCGGCACTGTAAGTTGTAAAAAGTAGAAGGAGAAAACCATGTCCTTTATTGTAACATGAGAATTCCCCTTCACTTAATATCTAATTAAATCCTATTATACTTAAGGGAAAATTATATTCCTAGGATTAGAAACCAAACTTGAAGCTTACCTTCTGAACGAGCTCAGGTGCCAAGTAACGTACACCCTCCTGATAGTAAATACCACTAGCCATCTGAGTTGGGTTGTTGTAGTTACCAATAGTTGGAGTATCAGTCAATGGCATGTAGATACCACGTGCAAGAGGAGCCATCTGACCGTCCTGTGTCTTGTGGATAGCATAGAATGTACCCTCACCAGCCTTCTCCTGAATATCAGTAGAACGAAGTACAGGCACACCATCATACCAACCGAGGAGGTCACTGATGTATGTCATCTTAGTGTTGCGCTCGAACTTACCGATAACGCCACCCTTCTGGAACTGGTTAGCTGCCTGGTTACCTGCGATATAAGCAGTAGTAGTAACACCCTTAACAGCCTTAGTTGCGAGTGCAGACTCAACATTGATCAAGTATGCATCGAACAAGTCAACACGTGAACGATAGTCCATGAACTTAGATGCAAGTGATGCAGGTGCGTTAGAGAGATCAAGATCATCCATTACGTTACCAGCATAACCCTTCTCGAGTGTGCTAACCAACTTGAAGTTGATAGTCTTTGTATAAAGCTCACGAAGCTTTGTGAACAAGAAAGTAGCCATATCTGAACCAGTTGCCTTCTTCATTGCACCAAGAGCTGCGATGTTATACTCAGCAACCAACATATCAGGTACAGTGTTCAAAGCAATCTGCTGCATCTTAGCGATAAAACGCTTGTCATTTGCATGTGCATTAGATGCGCCGTTTGTGCAGCTAGGAGTACCAGTTGTATCCTCCTTACCTACGATGGTAATAGTACCATTTGCAGGAACAGCAGTAGTCAACTCGAAGTCAATCTTACCATTGAGGTAGTTAACAGTACCAGTCTTAAGTACACCAGCAACTGCCATGAAGCTACCCTGACCGTTATCGATCAACTCATACTTCTTACCTGTGCCATCCTCAACCTTAACACGTACAGTACCTGGAATCAACTTACGACCTACGAGTGGAGAGTAAGCAGCGGTACCTGCGTTAACAGTAACTGGGAGCTCGAAGCCACCCATTACCTGTACGTCCTGATACTGATCTGGACCGAGGTTAGGAAGAACTGAACGAAGATCTGTTACACCGAGTACGTCGAACCAGTAAAATAATCCGTTTGGCTGATCGAAGTCACGCTCGATTGACATATAACCTGCAAAAGAGCTTACGTAAGAAGCTACTGATGCGTTGAAATACTGTGTTGACAAGAGTGGAGTCTCAGAATAACCAGAGAAGGTCTTCTGAAGGAGGTTTGCGTTGTTACCACCCAAACCAAATACGTCCATCATTTCCTCGTTACGAGAAAACATCTTTGCATACTCATTACCACGAAGACGAGCGTCCTCTGCTGAAACTGAACTTGCGCGAAGGGCATCCATCATTGCAGAATTGCCCAAAATCTGTGAATAGTTATTCATATGTTATAAATTAATTTATATTACTTGTTTGTATATTATTTATTGCTGAGCCAAGATACAAGTGTATCATTCTCGCTAAATGTCTTCTCTGAGAACTGTGCCTCTACGATCTCAGGTTCTGCGTCTGGTGCAGGTGCTGCCTTAGCCTCCATAATCTGAGCTGATGCCTCTGCTGCTGCTGCCTTAATAGACTCAACTGCTGCAAGTGCCTTATCCTCAATGTTCTCTACTGTTGGAACTGCATTTGGATCTGCTACCTGTGCATTAGGATCAACTACTTGTGCGTTTGGATCTGCTGCGACTGCATTTGGATCTACTGCAACTGGGGCCTGTACTGGTGCTGCTACTGGAGCTGTTGCTGGAACTACTGCCTCTGCAAAGAACTTGTCAAGAGTAGAGAACTTCTTCTCATGCTCATCTGCCTTCTCTGCTTCCTCAATCAATGTCTCAGCCTCATCCTCTGTAAGTGGTGTAACATCCATTGTCTCACCATCCTCATTGATGATAGCCTTGGTGAACTCACCATCCTCATTCTTATCCTCAACAACTGCAACTGTATCACTGATTGGAGTAATAACCTCATTGTCAGTTTCTACTGTATCACCAGACTCAAGTGCTTTCTCTACGTCATCCTGATCAGCCTCCTCTGAGAACAATCTCTCCATATAAGAAGTCATAGGCTCATGCTCTGAGAAGAACTTTGTCTCTGCCTCATTAGTGTAAACATCTGAGAACTGCTTTTCATCCTCATCACCGATAAGATTCTCTGCCTCATCGTCTGACAATGGGTGAACATTCATAGTCTCATCGTCTACTGCAACTACCTTAGTAAACTCGCCATTACCCTTATCCTCAACTACTGCTGTGTCATCGCTGATTGGAGTGATAATCTCACCCTCAGTCTCGATCTGCTCACCTGATTCGATAGCTGCCTCAATTGGACACTGGCTCTCACCATCTTCCTCTGAGAATAAACGTACCATGAACTCAGTCATTGGCTCATCCTCTGAGAAGAACTTTGTCTCTGCTTCGTCAGAATAGATGTCAGAATACTCCTTCTGCTCCTCATCATCATCGTCATCATCAGCCTCATCCATAAGGGCCTCTGCTTCATCCTCTGTGAGTGGAGTTACATCCATAGTATCCTCTTCATCATCGATAATAGCCTTAGAGAACTCACCATTTGTCTTATCCTCAATTACTGCAACATCGTCACTAATTGGAGTAATAATCTCATTCTCTGTCTCAACTACATCGTCTGACTCTAGTGCCTTCTCTACATCATCCTGGTCTGCTTCCTCTGAGAATAGTCTCTCCATGTAAGCTGTCATTGGTTCTGAATCAGAGAAGAACTTAGTTTCTGCCTCATTTGAATAGATGTCAGAATACTCTCTTTCCTCTTCACCTTCAAAGTCATCATCATTATCAGACTCTACCTCGATAAGATCCTCACCACCAAGAACTGCCTGTGCATCCTCTGCGTCCATCTTCTCAAGCTGCATATCAACACCCTGTACTGATGCAAGAGTATGACCACCTGCTACATCTGAGATAATTGCGTTCTGTGCATCAATAGGAGTAATAACACCATCTTCAAACTCTACTGGATCACCTGAATGGATTGCCTCCTCTACAAGATCCTGAGTGTGTGCGATACCTGCTGATGCCTCTGAGAACATACGGCACATCATTTCATTGTCATCTGAGTAGTACCTAGTTGTAAATACTGGTGCACCTACATACTCGCTGTACTCTCTTTCCTCTACTGGCTCTTCTACCTCACCTTGACCACATGCTGGATTTGCACCAAGACTATTAAGGAGCTGAATTGCATAGGTACGTGCGTCTTCCTGATTATCGAAAATCTCTACTGACTGTACACCATCCTCCTCGAGCTGTGCCTTCAATTCCTCAGCACTCTCCTCTGAATACTCCTGTGCATCTACAATGATATGATCAAATGGCTGAACACCTACTACAAAGAGTGGCATGAAATCGCTGTAGTTACGAGTCTCAACATTTCTATCAAGCTCCTCTACTTCCATTTCATCGTCGTCCATAGTTACCTTTGCCTGGTCACCAGTTGTCTCATTAGTAACAACAACTGTATTATCCTCATCTGGCAACTTCTCAATCTTAAGATCACCTACCTTAGCTGTCTCCTCACTCTCGATTACCTCTGAGAAAAGACGCTCACAGTACTCTTGATCGCTGAAAATACGAAGAACTGCCTGATTGTCTGTGAATACTGAAAATTCCTTCTCATCACAGTCGCCATCCATACAAGGGCCCTGCTTTGCAAGATCCTCAACAAGACGCTCATTACCAGCCTCAGGATTTAAACCGCCATCCTCTGCTTCTGGGTTAATGACACCCCCATTTACGTGATTTTCTACTTTCTCATCTGGTGCGCCAACCTGATTACCTGGGTGAACTCCATCTGCAGACGGGTGGACAAATTTTTCCAACTGACCATCCGGAACAGCGACGAGATCATAAGTATCAGCTTCGTCAGCAGCCTCCTGTGCTAAAGTAACCTCACCATTCTCTTTGTCAGTGATAGCAACATTACCATCACCTACATTTCTATACTCTACTTCTTCAGTATCAACAACACCATTCTCCTTAGCGGACTTGATATCGTTATCTACCTGCTTAGCCAATTCCTCATCTGTATTTGAGAACATGACTTCCATAAATCTAGTCTTCTTCATTTATGTATTTTTTAATTATTTCTTAATCGTAACCTGACTGCCATCTAAGAAAATAACATCCCTAGAAATAAGCTGATCAATAATGTCCTCTGGTGCATCTGGGTATCTATTTCTTAAGATATCCATGAACTGCTTAATACCCATACTCTGATTAGCATATTCTAATTTCAAGTCTGGGATAATACTAGAATCGCTTACCCAATCTGAACAGCAATCCTCACTGAAATGTAATTCCCTTGGTGTAATGTCATGTGCCTTCTTAAGAATCATAATACCTTTCTCTGGCAACATTCTACGATCGTCAAGTCTATCAATTAGGTCAGACTTAAACTCTCTATCACCACCGACTACATCCTCATCAAGATCAAGAACCTTAGTAACCTGAATGATCAACTTACTAAATAATCTTTCTTGTTCAAATGCAGTAGGGCTAATTACTACATCATTATCAACAATACTAGCAAAGCCCTTCTCAAGCATATCATCTGCCTTATTGCTGAAGGTCTTTTCAAAAATATCCTTAGTAACTGTCTTTCCACTAAACTCTTTCAGTTTAGTCTCAAACTCATTAAGACTGTCCTCATGCTTCTCTGTTTCTGGATTCAACTTCTCCTTGAACAGCTTTAAGTTAAATCTACGTCCACCACAATTAGGACAAAGGATCTGACTTACGTTTTCAGCAGTCTCCATTACATGACCACAATCTCTACATACTACCTGGCGGAGAGTCATACCACCTTCATTATATTCCTCACTAAACAACTTACGTCTCTGAGAAAATAACTTCATCCTAGCCATTACTCTTCTCCTCCTTCTTCTTCATTTTCTAGCTCTGCAGGTACTGGATTAGAACCGAATACCTCATCAATCATAGACTTGGCAAATTCAGTGTAAGCCTCTTGTATCTTCTTCAGACGCATTGGACTAACTTTACCTGTCTTGCTCATTTCCTGCATTGCTAACCTATATGGCATCTGTAATTTCTGTGCTGCTACTCTTACTGATTTACCGAGAGAGCTTGCACCAATCAACGTAGATACCTGTTTTCCTGATACTACTTCTGGTGTAATGTTCTTAAAAATATCAAGCACATCAGACATAAATAGAGACTTCATGATCTTAAGTGTCTCTGGGTCAATCTTCTCTAGACCACCTGACTGCCTTACAAGTTGTTTGTACTCTAAGAATAATCTCCTAAATCTCATACGGGGACTAAACTTCGCATATCTAACACGCTCCTTGAGAGTACTAATTGAAAATTCCTTCTGCTCTTCCTTGAAAACACCAGAATAAGGAGAATCATTACTAATCTCTACAGCTACATTACCAGAGCTGAACTGTTTTGCCTTAAGCGTAGTGAAGTGATTGCTAATTTTTGAACTCTTAGGTAGCTTAGTGTCTCCAAATACTGAAAGATCTGAAAACTCCTTTACAAATAACTTAGTACTACCCTCACTAGTATCTGAAAATGTCTTTGTACTAGTGTCTGAATGATCTACTACTTCTACTACTGATGCATCCGCCCAACTTGGATTCATAGTTACATCAAAACCCTTCAGAGATACTAATTTCTTAAGTGTATCATGGGAGTTCTGATTATCCCAATAACCAAGAATTACCGCTGACACACCTGGTAATATTGAATTAGAGATCATACCCTTCAGACGTCTAATGTTCTGAATTGCTTGATCATCCATTCCTTCCTCTGATAGGATAGTAGCTGTACAATATACCCACTGATCGCTGTCCTCAATCCAGATACGATCAATATAGTGAGTAGGAGATGCAACACCAACTAACATAAGCTGATCATCCTTACCTGCCGTCTTACTTGCAACACTTGGGTTATACTTATTCTGTGCTGCCCAATTACGTACTAGGTGAGTGAGAGAACCTAACATCCTCTTCTTTGCAATATCCTCCTTGTACTTATCACTAGCTAAATACTCTTCAACCACACGGCGCGGAATTATACTAGAATCGCTTGCTGGTATACCGCCCACTGAAAATAATTTAACTTTAATCTGCATTATTATAATTTATTTTGTTTTAATTCGCCTCATAGCCTGCTGGGGTGTTACCTGGAGTAGGCTCTACGAATGATATAAGAGATTTGATAATACCTGCACTATCTGGATCTATTACTTTTAGTTCTACTGCAATAACATTCATGTAGCAGGTTAGATACTTATTTTGTCCCTTTGCTTTTATTAGAACGTATGAACTATCCAATGAGTTATGTAATATCTCCCACTCAAATACTTCATCTACCATCCCAACAGTACCATCTCCCAAGATAGCTAAGTTTTGATCACCTACCATAAATCTAGCACCATACGAACTACCTAGGAGCTTATTAAATATAGTAAAGGTATTTGGAGTATCAACTCCAAAATGCTCTGAAAAGTAATATTCACCTTTTGGAAGATACTCACTGTTTTTAATATTAACTACTACCTTCTTAGTTGTTTCTTTTATGATGTCTGTATTGTAGGTGTATTCTGTGAAGGGTCGTTCCTGTGTTAATTTAGCAGGATCTCCAACCAACTGTAATCTTTCCTCGCTGTACACTAAGACGCCTTCCTCGTTGCACACATTATACACAACTGCAACTTTCTTTTCGTCTTCTTCTTTGCGAGGTGTATCAGGGGTTGGATTTTTCTTCCTGCTACACTTACACAGGTCTAGTCTGAGTAATTCTAAGTCCTTCCAAACGTACTCACCATCAAGACCATCAAGACCTATAATAGTCACTAGCTTACCTGTATCAATGTCAAGCCTAAAACGAACAGACTTAATCTTATACTCACTAGAACTATCAACGCTAAATAATCCACTACTAACACTACTAGACTTAACCCTGACAATAGCACCAATTAAGTCATCATAGCCCCACACCCCTGCAGGACTAGTAATGTGAATTCCATCTGTTCTAAATCTACTCATACTATATATTTCCCATTATCGTTTTCCCAGCCTAATCGAATAGTAGAGTTCATATTACAAACTCACTGGGAAATAGTTAGAAAGGTTTACTTATCTTTTAGAACTCTCCATTAACCTACGCCTCTCTGTACGAGTTCTTGCGTTCTTTTTTGCACCCAAGTGACCACCAAGAGCACCAGCACCAGCACCAAGCATAGTACCGCCTGCCAGAGTACCTAAACCTGCTGCTATGCCCTTAGCACCGCCAATATGACTACTTGCTGCCGCTGCATACGGTAAGTAAGATATTGCACCTAAACCGGCGCCAGTAGCAGCACCTATCTTGAGACCTTTCTTACCTGCACGCCTGATGATCTCAGAATCACTTGCACCTTCTTCATCTGCCTTATCTGCCTCATTTTTTCCAGCATATCCACCAACTGCACCTTGGAGGCCACCCAATAAGAATGAACGCCCTAATCCACGATGTGACTCAATGTCACTTAACTTAATTCTCTTCTCCTTCTTCTCTCCATCAGAGTAGAATCTAATTCTCTTTACGATCATATTATTCCTGTGTTAATTGTTAATTATTAATCTATGCTACCATTCTTCAAGTACTTAGCAGACATACCACCTGTACCTAGGAATGGGCGTAACAAGCTTTTCTTTTTCTTAGCCTGTTGTGTTGGATCTACTACTGCCTCTTCTGAAAAGTTCTTACTATTCTTAATTGCATCTAGTAGCTCCTGTCTTTGTCTCTCTTTTTCTTCTCTATGGTTCTTGTATAGTTTATATCCACCATAACCAAGACCACCTACAAGAGCTGTTAATGTACCCCTCTTAGCCCACTTCTCTACAGTAGCTGGCTTTGCAAACTCTTTATTTCTTAGTACTATCATTTTTTCTTCCTCTTACCTAGTAGAATTCTTAGAGGGCCTGTAATACTTGTAATTCTAGACCTAGCTTTTCTACTAGCTTCGTTGACAATTGGTATTTCTTCAAGCCTTTCATCCACCTGTTCGATTGGATCTACTGCACCAACTATAACACTACTATAATCAATACCGCTGGTTGGTATGTAGCCTGAAAAATTCTTCCTCCTTCGTATGATCATAGTATAGTTAAGTTTTATTCAGTTTCTTTGAGAGGATTATACCTATCTTGATTTTCTAGCATGTCTTCTTGATTCTCGACCTTACTAGTAAATCTTTTCTCTTTTAATTCGTCCATGTGTCTTACTTTTTAGGCATTGATACAGGAGGTGCAGTTTTCGCTTTATTCTTATAGAGACTTGTATTATCCGGCTTCTGGTTTGTATTTTCCTGCTGTCTAATTCTAATACGGTCTTTATTATCCGAGATTTCTTTTTCATTCTCAGACCTTTGTAATTGCGTTAGCTGCCTATTCTTCTGCATCTGTTCTTTAATACGCATCTGTTGTCTTTGATGATTCATTTGGAGTTGTTGTCTCTGTAGTCTCATCCTTTCAATCTGCATATCTCTGGCTGACACTTCTTGACTCTTTGCTTCTGCCCCTTGCTCTGGTAATTCTTGACCTGTCTTATTTTTCTCTGGGTCAACTATATCACCTGGTTCCGGAGCTGCATAGTACTTACTCCTTAGTAGAATCATCTTTCCCTGACTTTTTCTGATTATATAGTGCAGCGCCAAGTGTGAGTGCTCCTGCTACTGCCGCCAAGCTACCCGTCTTCTTTGCACTACCTACTTGCTTATCTGTCGGCAATCTCTCTAGGTACTTCTTAATAGACTTATCGCTAAGTTTTGGGTGAAGCTTCTTAATTTCTTCTACTGTCATCTTACCGTACTTCTTCTTAGCACCTCCGATTAATGTAGCGAGTCCAGCAGTAGTACCACCCATACCCATTAAACTAATACCTGCCGCCTTAGCAAGTTTCGTTTTCTTCTTATCAGTTTCTTCCTTCTTAGCTACATCACTTTCGTTAGTAGCAGAATATTGTTTTCTTAGTATTATCATGTTCCCTCTTCCGTTGGTGTTTCTAAGATACTTGGATCCATACCTTGCTGTTCCAACATATTAGATAGCTTTGCCTGTGAATATGCTGTATACTTATTGATTGTATCTTCTGTTATAAGTGGCTCAGTGTTTGGGTCAATATCCTTAATGAGTCCTTGTATATAACTGAGATAAGCCTTTGTATCAATAAGAGGTGCTGATCCTTCTAATGTTTGGAGTGCGTTAGTGACAATACCTGTAATACCATTCACAAGTCCGCCAATACTTTCACTCTGGTTTATTTGATTATTATACTCAACACTAGTCTTTTCGCTAATATGAAGCTGAATTCTACTTGGGTCGATCTCCTCATGATATACCGTTTCATATATCTTAGCAGCTAGTCTTGTAACAGATTCTTTAATACCAGTCATAAAACCTGTCACCCTACTATTAGCTCGTTCACTCTGTTGTAGGATCTGCCACTTACTACCACTCGTACTATCCAAGATTGTTGCTGGGATACCGAGAGGACTAAGTACATTACTCCTACAGTTATCGAGGTTCTGCATAAGATCTAGTAGTTTATCACTGAGTTTATCTAGTGGCAACATACTATTCTTATTACCAATTGTTGAGTTATAGTCTGGTACAAACTTAGCTGATTGACTAAGTGTATTTTCTAAGAAAGACACTGCATCAAATTGACTTGTTAAGAATGATGCTAGTTCATTTGTATTATTAGCTAGCTTAGTAGTTCTTGCACAAATCTCATTAGCTGTCTCAAGTGGAGTCTGCTTATCAAATTGCAGTAAGAAAATCTGAATACTTGATATATCTCTCAACGATATAAGTGATACTAGGAGCTCTTTGATTACCAGCTCTTTCACCTTTAAAATAGATGAATAGAATAATGGCTCCCCTGCTAAGTATGAACAAGTCTTAAGTACCTTTTCTATATTATCTTTTCCGCTTGTCTTTCCAAAACTAGGCTTTATTGTGTGATTTTTATTTTCCCAAGATTCATCAAGGTCATTTTCAAGGCGTAAGTTAATAGAGCCTAACATAAATGCACTCTCTGATGGAATTTCATAGAGCTTATTATCAGAACCTCTAGTAATATAAGAATCCACTGTATCACCTGTCTTGTCTTTCTTCTTCTTGAGCACTACACTAACAGGATCATTAATCTCCTCAAATCTAAACTTAAGGTGACCTAGTTCGTCCTTAGTATTCATTAACATACTAGTATAGGACCCGTGAAATACAACATCCTTAACATGACTTCTGATGTAATCGTAGATCTTTAAGTCATTGATTAGTATTTCATTTATCTTCTCAGTCTTAAACTCATCTGCTGCCTCATTATTTTCATCCATAATAGTGACAGCATTTCTACCCTCACCTAAGAAGTTAATTATGTAGTCAGCAAAAAAGTTAGTGGCTAATTTTACAACATCTAATAACTGATAACTCTTGAGCTCGTCTGATCTTTCGTAGTAACCAGACATTAAATTACTAGGTGATGCATTTCCAAGGAGAGGTGATTTTCTCTGACTACCACCAAACCTTCCACCACCAGTTGATCCAATTTTACTATAACCAGAACCACTATTGAAAATGTTAGATCTCAATGGAACTCTTGATGAACCTACTGAGAAACTACCAAACATCTTCTCGAAAAAATTCTCGTGTTTCTTCATTTTCTCTATAATTTTATTTTAGTTCCCAAAGCCTAATCGAATAGTAGATAACATAAATTATCACTTTGGGATATATGAACCAAACCCTATTGCTGTGCCTGCTTATTGCGATCATACAGTTTCTTAGCACCAACCGCAAGACCTGCCGCTCCTGCTACACCTAAACCGACATAACCTGCCTTCTTAAGATTCTTACCTAATGCTTTCTTAGCACGGAGAGTCTTAACTAGTTCCTCACGACCTTTATTCTGTACCTCCTTAACAACCTTTGGTTTAACTACAGACTCAGGTTTAACGTAAGAGGCCTTTGGTTGTACAACAGGCTGTTTAACAACGGCCTCGGGTTTAACGTAGGCAGCTTTTTGTGCAGGTTTAACCACAGACTCTGGCTTAACGTAAGGTGCTTTAGCTGGTTGCTTAGCTAATCTTTCTGCCTTTAATGCTGCTGCGCGATCTGCCCTAGTATTTTTATTCTTAAGTAGTGGGTCATTCGCGTAGTTACCTGCTCTAGAAATTCTTGCTTCTGCTACTTTTCCAGACTCTAAGTTATTTGAGTACCTATCAAACCCGACTTCTTTCTTTACCGTCTTTCTAGCTTCAGAAACTTTCTCTGGATCTTTTAGCATCCAATCTACCCTACTTGCATTATCTCTTAGTTTGGATTTATCCTGCATTAATTTATTAACCCGATCAGAGTCCCCCGTTCTTCTAGCATCTATTAGATTTCTTGCGTGATTTCTTCTAGCAGACTTAAGATAGGTTTGTGCATCTTCACCTAAGCCAGCATAATCTCGATCAGCAAAATATTTATTTCTTAGTAATATCATCTTTCTTATCTTTATATATCATAGAGCCTATACCTTTACCAACGAGTCTTGATCCTTCGCCAGCAGCTATGTTATTTATCAAAGACTTACCAGCATAAGTTCCCCAAGCCGCACCGAGACGTTTTCTACTCTCCTTCATTAACTCCTTACTTGCGCCTAGCTTTTTCATATTCTTGAGGCCATTAAGACTAGCCTTGCCTTCTGCAATTAACATAGGTGCAGCTAATGCAACAGGAATAGCAGATGCCTTAACTTTATTCCAGGTTGACTCTTTCTTACCCTCTGCCTTAAGCTTTGCAGATTTCATACCAGAGTGAAAACCATTTATCGCACTTCCTACATTGCTTGCTCGACTTCGTATACCTGTAGAAACTAGAGATAGTTTATGTGCAGCTTTTCCTATAATAGACTTAGACCTGCCAGACCTCATATAATTTGAATGACCTAGCTCATGAGACAGTACATCCGCACCTTTGAGCTTACCAATAATAACAGTATCTTTGCCTAAGTTATTAAACATAGTCTTACTACCACGAAGTTCCTCTTTTATAACTTCACTCTTTAGTCTATTGGCTTCCTTTATATACTTATCGTCTCCAGTTTTTCTAGTCTTTCTTATTAATTTTGCGAGACTATCCCTAAAGCTCTTTCCATCTTTAGTACCTAAATACATTGAAGTAGGGAAATTCGGATCTTCTACTACCCTTGTACCTTTCTTCTTTGCTGCCTCCTCTAGTTTTCTATAAATAGATTCAGCATCCTTTGCTTTTAGGTTACTATTTTTTAAATATCGACCGCTACGCTTTGATACTTGGTCCCCCAATGCAATACCTCCAGCTGTTATACCTACACCTCCTGCAACCTTACCCAGTACTTTAAGATGATCTAAGTTACTATTATCTTGGTTCTGGTTAGTAAAGTGTTTAATTCTTGGTAATATCATTTTCACCTGGTATATTGTATAGGTTACTTGCGTCAATCATCACAGGATCTTCTTGCTT